CTTGCACAGAAAGATTTTCTGCGTTTGGCAGCTTTTGATCCTGGCTTCACTTTTCCAGTCACGGCTGTTTTTAGTTTAGAACCGGGATTCATTCTTCTATAGGCTTTGACCCCGGCTTTAGTCATGCCTGCTCCAGACTTTGTAGGTCTAAAGTTCTTTTTATTTCTTGCTGGCATTTTACCTTTGGCTGAACCACCATTGGCCATAGCTTGCCTGCCATCGGGTACATTTCCAAAATATTGTTTAGGTTCACCAAACCTTAATCCAAAATCATTTCTACTCATGCCATCACCTTTTTTCCATAATATTTTTTATAACTTTTGTTAGATACTTTTACTCCACCTAAACTTCCAGAGATATAACTACCTATATAATTTTTTTGAGCTTGTTTCATCATATTATTCATTTTAGGATTTTTTTTATCACTTGTTGGAGACATTTTATTATTTTTCATTATCTAATACCCATTCTTCTACCCATGAATCCACCCATCATGGCTTTTTTTCTTGCAAATGTTTTTACGTTTGTAGGTTTAGGCCCTGTGTTACCTGCCGCTCTTTTTCGTCTGACAGCACTCGCCCTTTGCGAGTCGCTCATCCGTGTGGCTTTGGCAAGTGGCACGCATTTTGGGTACTTCCGTTTGGCGTCTTTCTTTTGTTTTGAACGGCCACATTTTGCAAACGATCCATCTTTTCGCTTGCTTCCAATATCTACCCATTGTTGCTTGAACCATGTTTTTAGACCTTCTTTAGCCATTGTACTATGAATTTTTTCCGACGGCTTCTCTGTTCATCCCTTTGACACAAAGACCGCCACCTCTTAAACCTTGTCTTCTTAATTTTTCAGCTGCTTCTGCAACTCCGCCACCAGCTTTGTATATTCTACCACCCATAGCTTTACTTGGTTTAGGTCCTCTGAAATCTTTTCTTTTTACTCCAGATGGATCTTTAATTTTACCTGCACAGATTTTAGATGCGTAGGCATTAGCATATGCTGACGGATACACTTTAAATTTTCTTTTCGCTGCTGCTTTTCCTCTTGGACAAAGTTTAGTCATTATGCTCTCGCTGTTTGTTTTGCTCGTTTAAAGTCAGATGCTTTTGGTGCACCCTTTGCACCTTTTTTTCGCATCTTTTCACCACGCTTTCTTTTTGCGTGTATGTTTGCGTATAAACCTTTACCCATTATCCGATCACTTTTTTCTTGTTTTTCATTTTACCTGCAGCAATTCTGTCTGCATGAGTAGGATTGGGATTTTTATCTATTCCTGCTTTTACTGATAGCATTCCAAAATCACTTTTTTTATTTTTCTTTTTCTTCTTAGCTAGTGATATTTTAGATTTAACATCCATAGCCCCTACTCCAGTTCTACCTGAACCTTTTTGAAAACCTATTCTACCACCGGCTTTTTTACCCATTGGTGTTGGTTTAAAAGGTTGACCAGAACTATCTGTAGGTTTAGGTCTTATAACACTCGGCGTTTTTGTTTCTTTTTGAGCCTTTACAAACCTATTTGGTTTGATCTGACTTCCAGGCATACTACTTATACCATCTATTCTCATTATTTTTTTAAAATAATCATCTCTCATTATTTTTTACCTCCGTTTCTAAATACTTGTGTACCCTTTATACCAAAAATCGACGCAACTACAAGTATCCAAAGATTTGTGAACCAACTAGGGAGCGATTGAAAATATTCAAAGAATAATTTAACTTTTTCCATAGCTGCTGGGTCGTCTGACATCACTGCCCACATTAACACAATGATGGGGGCCGAAATAATTACGAGAACAAATTCATCCTTGTAGTCGTTTTGCCTCGCTTCAAGTAATTTACCCTGGTAAGCCTCCTCACCTCGGGCCATTTTCTCGGCATGCATAAGCTGTGCGTCTGACATAGCCATTTTTGTCTTTTGACGATTGGCATATATCTTACTTCCAGCTTGCAAAGCAATTTTTGCTAAACTGAACCAAGCCATTAGTACGCCTTTGAGTTTCTTTTTTTCTCAGCTAGCATTCTGTTCTGTCCTCTAACTGGCATTTCAGGTTTTCCTGTGCCAATATAGTTGAAAGCTTGATCAGCTGTTGTTTTAGATCTAGGATCTACCTCAACTTGCTGTTCTGGAACTGTGCCAACTTTAATTTTATCTAGTTTTTGCATTTTTACTCCTTGTTTTTTTCTTTTCTACACCTTTTATCACACCTTTGTTCTTAGATGCGTAAAAAACTGTTTCGCCACGTTTTTTGCCGTATTGTTTTTTCATGGATTTCATGATTTTACGGCCTTTTTCGTTTAGTGGCATTATTCTTCTACCTCTATTGCAGTTATACCTGGTTTATCGGCCTTTGCAAGGCTTACTCCAGCTCTTAATTTAGCTAATTTTTCGTTTAAATCCATTTTTTCTTCAGAAATGTCTTTAGCTTGCATTAATTTTGCTCTTGCAAGATTGTTTTTCTCTTGATCAGACTGTTTTTTACGTTCATTTTCCATAGCTTTCAAATCAACTTCTCTAGCTTTTAGTTTTAATAGAGGATCAGAGTCAAATTGTGATGTAATTTTCTTCTCTTCTCTCATAAAGTCTTCAGTCATCTCTGCAATCAACACTGCTTTTCTAGATTCTATCTGTTGAGTTAGCACTTGTAGCTGTTGAGCCACTTGTGGATTAACTGGAGCTTGTTGTTGCATCATTTGAATTTGCATTAACTGCTCTCTAAACTCTAATTGAATCTGTTCTTGAGCCATTAAACTAATATGTTCTAAAATATTTTTTTGTATCGCAGCCATAACAGCAGGATTATTTCTAACCATGTTCGTAGACATAAAATTTAAGTGTGATGTAATATGTGCTCTGTGATCTTGACCAGGAAAAGCTTGAAAAGGTTTACCTGACATGGCCATAATGTGCTCCATACTTGGATCCATCGGTTGAACAGGTGCTGGTGGTGGTAAAATACCATCAATATTTTTTACACCAATCGCTTCGTACATAGTTCTATACGCTTGATACAAATTATGTATCTGTGGATTTGATGTAGCTAATTGTAATTGAGTTTGAGCTAATGTAATTCTTTGCGACATAGAAAATATATTGGGATCTGCAACTGGCAGAATATCGATTCTCTCATCAAAGTCTGTTTGTTTAATAACTCTGGCACCGCCAACAACATCGTACGGATATTCTGGTGGTAAATATGTAGAAATAATTTTTGATAATAATTTAAACTCTTGTCTCATAGAGCTATACAATCTTTTGTGTATCGCTGACATCACTTTAGATCCTCTCTCTAAAAGAGCGATCGTCGTGCCTACAGCTGCGTTCTGTGTGCCTTCACCAATTTGTAGTTCAGATATGGCCGCGAATCTTTGACCAGCTTGTACAACAATACCCATCAGTTGTAGTAATGTTGCAGATGGTTCTTTGTATGGTAGAGGGAAGAAAGCTTCTCTTAAATTACCACCTGGTGCATCAACATCTTTAAATTCACCTGGTTGTATCGGAGCTGCCTCGTCCCTAACTCTTACACCTCTTTGTTTAAATCCTGCGGGTAAGTTTGATAAAGTCCCTGCATCTAATAATTGGCGGAGAGCTACTGTTGCAGTTCTACTCAATCCGCCAATCATATGTATTAATCCAAATCCGTAAAAACCTAGTCCTGGCAGAAATTTAAAGTGGACAAAGTATTGTACTCTTTGTTTTTTTGGATCATTGGGTGCATAGTTCCTTCTGATAGAAAGAACCGTTCCGCTACCTTCTTCAACAGTTACGATGTAAGGTAGCTTGATACCAGTAGGTTTCCCTTCTGGACCAATATCTTCAAAGCCCTCTAAATCTAGATCCACATGACACTCTAACAAAGTATACATAGGAATTTGTTTTCCAGATTTTTTAGTGCCCTCTAATTCTTTTTCTTTTTTTGAAACTTCATCATTAACAGTCATACCTGGTGGTGTTAACTCTACATCAGAATAAAAACCTGCTACTTGTTGTTTTCTTAAATCATTCTCAGATATTTTTACAACGTGAATAATAGCTTCTGCTTCTGCTAAACTGTTTGCTGTGTATGGTACGATTAAATCATCTGCAGGTACAAATTTAGAAACTGCTCTGCCTAATAGATCATCATAATAAACTTTTTTAAATGTAGAACCAGCTAGTGGTAAATGAAATAACATAGAATCAAACTCTGGCTCGTATTCTTTCATTTGATCCATGATTAAATAATTCATGAAGTCTTTTACTCTGTGTGCTTGTTGATCTTTTTGTGGTGTTTTAACTCCTAAGATCTGCGTTCTTACTGGACCATCACTTGGTAATAATTCTTTGTATGCTGTTGCTTGGAACTGCGTAACAGCTTCTGCTAGCACAGGGTGCGTGGCTCCCGAAGCACCTTGGAAAGGCTCTGTTCTATTTTCGTATTTAAATCCTAAAAGATCTAGACCAGTTGTGTAAGATTTCTCCCACTCTTTTCTAGACATTTTATAATCTATGTAATTATTTTTTAATTCAGATCCTAATGGGTCTAAAATATCTGCAGGTAAAATATCTGCAAGATTATCAAAATGAGAATCTGTGCCAGGTACGTTTACCGCACTTGGTTCAAAGTCAATCGTTGCACCACCATCTTCTTCAGGTACAATTTCAACAGGACCTTTTTCTTTGATTTCTTCCTTTATCTCGACCTCTTCTCCCGGAACTTTAATTTGAGTACGAGTGTTAGGAAGTCCTTTATCTATATCTGCCATTTAAACTCCTATCGTTTTCTACCACGATTTAATAAAAAATCCAAGCCTTGTGGTGTAGGTCCTGATTCTGGTGGTGGGCCTGATGGTTCGCCAGCTTCTTTAGCTATTCCACCGCCTGCAAGTTCAATTCCTTGTGGTGGAAGCACCTTATCTTTAATGCCACCAAAAAAATTAGATCTATCAGTTGCTCGATCAAGATTTCTTTGAGCCTCTAATTGTTTAACTCTTTCATCACCAGCTGCTGCCTTAGCTCGTGCCTCTTCTAAGGTCAAATCTAAGGTTGGATCTGGTCCTTCAATAAAACCAAGACCTGCTGGTATATCTATATTTAAATCTTTTAATGCATCTTGCTTAACAATAGCTCGTGCATCACGTTCCTCTGGTGTTAAAGACATAAATCTTTTTGTACCACCGATGATGTCTGTTCCTATTAAACCTTGTTCTAAAGTTTCTAGTATAGGTTTACCTTGTTTATACGCGTTGTATGTATCATAAATAACTAAAGGTGCTGCCGCTATACCCAAAGTTTTAAAACCTGCCTTTAAATATTTTGCTCTTTTTATGTCGTCAGGTATACTTTTTGCCATTTCAAACAAATCTGTAACAACAGGCACTCTTGATTTAAGAGTTGGGCCTGCCGATGGAGTTTTTTTTAAAGGAGCCGGTTTAGTTACTGTTTGTTTTTCAAAAGGAGTATTAACTGCCTCAAAATTACTTTTAACTATATTTGATGTTCCATCAGACACCTCAATAATGGCTTTATTTCCTAACCTAATTTTAGTTTCTGGATTTCTTACAGTTAAATTATACTCAGATAAAACTTCATCTACTTTTGATAAAATAGGATTGTTAGGTTGTTCATCAGCAATTCTTTTAAAATTATCCATTAAAGAACCAAATTGACCTGGAGCCATTTGAATATTGTTTGGATAATAAAGATTTCTTTTTTGACCTTTTACACTAGAAATATGTTCAACATCAAAAAATTTATTAACATCGGCTCTATCCTTAATTTTTTTTGCTAATTCTAGATCTGTAAGATCTTTATATTTATCAAAAGGAATAACTCCTTTGGATAAATTATCCATTGTTGCATTAATTCTCATTGAATTAATATATTTTTTATTAGCAGCTATATCTTCAAGTGACATGTTTTTAACTTTGTCGTTCATAGCTTTTATATCTAAAATTATTTCATCTGATAATTGACCAGCAGAGGAACCTGCTAATTTTTTTGCAGTGCCAAGTCTTTCTCTTCTAGTCACCTGTGTAGCAGCCTTTTCTCCTGTGCCCACTTTTTTAAAAGGAGAAAGATCAACTCCTTTTTCTTTTAAAATACGAGCAATAGTGTTTTCTTGCTGACTTCTAGTTAAACCAGGTAAATATTCTCTACCTAGTCCAATTATAGTACCTTCTCTTTTTCCTTCTTTAACTGCTTTTAAATACTTTTGATATATTTCCTCTTCTATTTTAGGAGCTAGTGTTCTTTTTGTAAAAGCACGAGTTGTTTCAAATTTTACCTCTCGATCCCTAGTTTTAACACCCTCTCTTGTAAATTCATCTCCCCTACGAGGTTTAAAATTAGTTTCTTTTCGTAAATATTCTGAAAACTCTTTAGCAGATTTTTCTTTGTGTTGGTTTCTTAATTTTAAATATTCTTCGTTAGTTATAAGATTTTTTAAGGTCTCTTTTCGATACTCTTGTGCAGCCTTTAAAGCATTTGCAAGCGAGCCATATTTTTCTTTTGAAAAAACTTTTTCTGTTCCTCCTAATTTTCTTGATCTAACTTTGTATCCAAGTTGTTTACCTTTAGATTTATATTGAGATATGTTTGCTCCTAATCCTTCGGCAAAACCAATCCGACCGCCTTTGTCAAAACCAGCTCTGCCGCCATATCTAAACCTTTCTCTTGGGCCTGTAAGGTAGTCCATCATCTGTTCGTAGTGTGCTATCTTCATTACATCCCCAACATATATGCAAGACCACCGCCTGCTTTTTTAATTTTAGTTTCGCCTAGTTCTTCTAAAACTTCTTTGACAGCTGTATCACTTACTTCATCAATATCATCAAACGTCCCATCTGCACTACCGTCGTAAGCCACTTCTCTCATCTCCTCATATTCATCTGGTGGTTTTTTACCTTTTGTATTTTCATCAACTTTGTTTCTTCTAAGTACAAATGTAGATCTATCTTCAATAGTATCAAAAGTTCTATCGTTAGAACTTCCAACACCTACTTTGTCTTTTGTAACTCTGATATCACCCGTTGTTAAATCTTCTACAAGTTCGTATTCATTTCCATCTTTACCGTCGTATCTAATAACTATCTCTCGTTCTTTTGTAGCTAAATTATCTGCAGGTTTACCTAATCTTTTAATTTTATCTACCAGCATTAAAAATTTATCGTAACCAAGTTTGACTCCTTCTTGAACTACAGGTCCTGCTGTTTCTGCAACTTTGGCTGCTGGTTTAAAAAATTTACCAACAACAGGTAATGCTGCTAGTCCACCCATAAGTTTCATGAATCCTCTACGAGACATACCGCCTTTTTCAAAACCTAATCTCATCAAACCACCTTCTGCTTTTTTATCTGGATCTTTCATTTTTTCTTCTAATCTTTTTGCAGCAGCTTTATTCTCTTCCATAATATTTTTTATATTTTCTTCTTGAGTAAGTTTAGGATCAATCATAGATTTTCTTTTAATTGTTTCCTTAGTTGTCTTTGGTGCTACACCTTTTTTAACATCACCA